TTGCGTAATTTTGGTACCTTGGACCCAACTCGTACGCCTTTTCTAAAGTAACCCCTCAAGTTACGTTTCTTTTGCAAGTGAGTCAATTGCGCTAATGTAATTTCGTACTTTTGACAAATTTCTAGTCTATTATACATTTGGCTTTTGATATCTAATACAACAGCGTCTTCATCATACTTTGAATACACAGGAGGTTTGTATTCTTTCTTGCCTGTTAACATATCTTTGATATTGTAAATCATTGTTCTACTGACACCATGTTTGGCAGCAATCTGCACTACAGTTAAATATCCATTTTTTAAATCTTGACGCACAATATCATGATTTATGTTGCCCGGCCCAAAATCTCTACGTGAAACAGTATCTATACTATCAGGATCAAAATCGGGATCTTGCAAATCTGTAAAAGGATCTGGGTGTTGTATGGGTGTGTACACAAATACCGGAGCCGCGTCATCAATGTACCACGCTATTGCTCCCAGGTTATAAGCTGATTCGATCCAAGCTTCTGCATCTACAGGGCTGGCAATTAATATAGTCCAGTTTCTTGGGGGCCAATTTACAAACAAACACCATGGAGTATCCCGCACCAATTGTTTTACATTGACTCCACGTGGAAATATAGCTGCTGCACGAATATTGTGCTGTATGTTTAAATCTTGTATTTCGTTTAAATTTGCTGACTGCAAACTTCGTGCGTGCCATCCACGAGGTGATCCATACATGTGGCCCAACCGCACCATATTTGTTCCTGTGCGATCATGCCATTGATTTCTTTGTAATTTACTTGCTTGCATCAAGTATTTACGTACTTAAACAGGCACGCGGATTAAACCGCAGTGTCGTCTGCTACATAACGCCAGCTACTGCCGTTATAATACGCTAACTTGTAGCTATTGTTGCTAACACTGCATAATGCACCGTTGCGACCTGTGGGCATTGATCCACTGGCTGCTTGTTCAATAGTCAGTGTGCCAGATATGTCCATCTGTGCGTTGTTGGCTGTGAATATGTTTTGAAATGCACTCAAACTGTTGTCGGTACTGGTGCTGTTAAAGATACTAATAGTATGATCTCCAGCCGAGTCATATCTGGCACCTAGAGCCAACATGTCGTAGCCACCATCTGTGCCTTGGTAATTGAACACTATGTTAGGACCATCTAGTGCTGCTCTAGCACTGCCTGATACAATCTTTTGTGCGCGAAATGCAGTTCTAGCGCCAGTAGTGCTGGTAGTGACACGTGTGGCTGTCAGTGCTGTATTAGCAGTTGTCACAGCAACATTACCAGTGTTGACCCAAGCTGCACCATCATATGCAACCACTTGGCCCAGTACTGGTGAAGTAATAGTAACTTCTTGTGGAGTACCGGCAACACCTGCGGTAGCACCAGGGTGATATGCACTGGCTAATCCAGTAGTACTAATTGCACGTACCCAATAGTAGTTTGTTCCGGTTATGGTTGAGTGATCATAAAATGCATCAGCTTTGACATTGGCCAAAGTTGATGATGTTGCAATATTATTTGTACTGCTGATTGCAATCTGAACATAATCCAGTGTTGTGTTTGTTGGATTGACCCAACTTAGTTGTGTTCCATCAAATGCCGTTGTGCTAGTCAACCCACTACATGAATTTGGTGTTACGTCTGCTGCTTGGATTGAACTGGTGTTGATTATTACGCTTGCCATTATAGTAATTCCGTACTTCTGCCGCCTGCTGCGGTAATTGCAGTAACACCAACGGTATACGTGCCATTTGGCAAGGGACCAATTATAATGCTAGTGCCTGTGGTCAAATAATATCGGGTGCCACCATCGGCAACACGCACTTGATACTGATTAACTTCTACTGTGGTGCTGGCAGTCCAACTGGCAGTAATACTGACAATTTTACTTCCGTCACCTTGTGTTGTAACTATTGTACTTGCACTTAAACTGGTGGGTGCTGCTGGCGCTGTTGTTTGCAAGCTACTACCAGCAGGCACTGTTACTGCGGGTGCTGTTCCTGGCAGGGGAATCTCAGGCAATGTACCAACAGTATACATAGTATCCGAGTATTCAATTGCAGTGATTTGGATTGTACCATCTACATTTAGTCCCATGCTCATTACACGAAATTGCTTTTCAACAAATCCCAGATTACTAATGCTGATGCGAACCACATCACCAACTTCTACTTGCAGTGCAGTATATGCCGAAGTAAAGCTTATTGCACTGGTATAACGACTTTGATTTAGTACAATAGCTGCAATGTAATTGGCCTGACGTGTGTCAGTAACCATGGGCAAGTCCATTTCTCGTTCCAGGACTTGATTATTGTCACGAGCCAAATAAGTTGCATCCGCATAATAAACAATGTTGGGACTATAGCGTTGATCCTGATCAAAATAATTTAATTTGACTTGATTGAAACGACTCTGCTTGTTGCCCAGCTGCAAATCGTATGCTCCAATCATATTTGTTTCATCAAACAAAAACAAATTGCTATCCGTAGCTTGTGCCCCTGTTCTAGGTGCATTAATTTTGAGTACGTACATACCATTTGAATAAATCAAATAACCGTTAAAACTAGCTAGAATACGTTTAATGTTATTATATATAGTCTCCTCCGGGGTTAGGTGCCCGTTCAATAAATACCGACTAAAACTGTAACTTGTGGCGCCAAAAACCGCCGTTTGAGTCTGTAAACAGTAGCTTCTGACCTCTAAAAAGCTGGGTAAATCTATCGCACTAGTAGCTATGCCCTTGCCATATAAATCATTGGTCAAATAGTCATAAAGCACATCTGCTGGATTTGCACCAAAGCTGTCTGGCACCCCAGGATTGGTATACACTGAATAAAAAGTACCCAAACTGGCCAAGTTTTCAATTTCAATACCATCAATTTCCACAGTGATTGTGGGCACTTGGCTATAAACATCACGATTGAATTTGAGTTCAAAATAAACCAACGCAACGCCTTTGCATTGTGCTGCTGTGGTCCATTCCGGAAACTTACCGGTTACATAAGCAATAGCTGTTTGTGTCTGTGTGCCCAATCTATAACGCATACGCAGATCCGCACGATACTTGCTGGCAATAGTTAAACTGCCTGGATCAATACTTTCACCATCAGGAACACTGCCTGTTTGAGTTGCAGCAGGATCGGTAAAGTCTACAGCAAGTTCATCATTAAAATACACCTTGCGTATGCGACCAATCTCGCCTTCGCTAACTGCCATCACCAAGTGCATGTATTGATTGTTATCATTTACATTGAGGTAAATGCGTTTGGTTCCAACAAGTCTGCGACCGTACACAATAGGAATTGCAGCAATACTGCTGGCTTCATTGGCTAAAATAGCACTGGCTTTTACAGCATCTCCGCCCTTGCTGCTGTTTAATCCCAACAAGCTACTGCCAAGACTTTGTATGCCCATGGCAATTACAGTTCTAGCAATTAAAAAACCCAATCCTGAACTACCAAAGCCCAAGAAGCCCGCCAATGGTCCAGCAATGGCAATAGCTGCAATAGCTAGAATTATGCCTGCTGCCTTACCCATGATATTCAGCTACTTGATAGCTACCTGGTTTAATTACATTCATCATTAGTGCCTTTTGTTCTATAACAGTCCAAGTGCGTCCGGCAAAGAACAAACTTGCTGCCCAAAATCTTTTCTTAGTTTCTAAAATAATATCATTTTCACGAAACTGTGTGGAATCTTTTTGTACTATGACAAATCCATTACGTTCTAGGAATTCGGGTGCTGGTGTATAATTGTATTGAAATCTACAAGCACCTAATCTTGTATCATATTTACCGCGTATAGCTTGGCTTCTCCAAGGCATATCAGCATCAATATGATCAAGTAAATCTACAACAAACAAATTACAATCCCAGTCGCCCCAAGCAAAAGGCCTCTCGAGATTTATCATTAAAAAGTTTGCAGTTCTAACGCTGCGTGACAGTATCAATTATCCGCCCCATTTAAGGTCTTTAATGACATCTGCGCTGAATTTAAATCCAGTATCACCTGGAAAGAAATGCGTCTGTTCACTGTTGTTGGTATGTCGGCCCGCGGTGCGTTGAAAGTCTACAAATTGACTAGCAGCACTACAACCAATAACAACTCCGCTACTGGGATCATCATTAATTACTGGCTTGTCAATTCTACCATCAAATATTTGCACAGGATTGCCAACCATAATACCATCACCATCAAACCAACAACGCCAGATTTTTATTGGCTGATCGATATATTGATTTTCTAAAAACAATACTAGATCTTCTGGACGCATGCCAGCTAGACTAACTGTAAGATTTGTTATTTGGAAATCTGCAGATTCTTCAATGCTGCTGAATTGCAAAAACGGCCCCACTGCTAGAAATTCTCTTGCACCGGGTTCATCTAATCCAATTCCAGCAGCTTGAGCACTGGTTAAAGAAATGTTGAATGGAGCATTACTTAGATAAGTGTAATCAAAGCTGCTTAACCCGCTTTCGCGAGTTCTTATGTATAATATTTCATGGAACGAAACAGACTGAGCTGTGTTAGCTGCAATCTGTGTTGTTGTTAGA